ATGGAATTATAGGTAATGGATCTATCGTGGAGGCAGACATTACTTTCTTTGATACAAAAAGAAAACATGCTGGTTCACGATTAGACAGGGTGAAGGTGTTAGACCACGTTGAATACAACACACAACCCCAACAGGCAAGTGGTGGTGCTCCTCCCTCTACAAATAAGCCTGACCCAGCGCCAGTAGAAGAACAAATACTCTTCTAAGCGCAAACTAGGGGGTGGGTTCTCATTGCTCACCCCCACTTTGATAGGATTAAATATGTTTGAAAACAAGTACACAAAAACAATGTCCAACAAAGAGTACCATCTAGCCAATGGTATCTCTTCTAGTGCAGTCAAGTCTGTATACAAGAAGTCTGTTGCCCACTGGAAAGGTGAGAAGCGTAACCCTGACAACCCAGCTTTCGCTATGGGTAATGCAGTACACGCCAACCTTTTAGAGAAGGATCGTAACCTAGTTGTTAAAGGGCCAAAGACTAAGAACAGTGTAGCCTTCAGAGAGATGAAAGAAAAATTAACTGAGGATCAAGTGCTACTCACTGAGGTAGAGTTTAATGTAGCTAACTGTATCACCAATGGTGCGTTAAGCAACCCACTCTGTGCTAGTATTTTAAATGATCCAGAGGGATTAAATGAGGCCAGTATCTTCGTTGAAGACCCTGTATCAAAACTGCTACTTAAAACAAGACCAGACCGTTTGCTAGGGGATACTGTATTTGATATTAAAACCACACAGGATGCCAGTCCATCTGGTTTCCTAAAGGATTGTGTAAAGTACGGATACTTTTTACAAGGCGCTCACTACGTCTACACTTGTCAGTTGGCTGGCTACGATGTGACAGAATTTAACTTTATAGCCTGTGAGAAGTCAGCCCCTTACATATCTCATGTACACGTAATGGGGCCAGAAATAATGGAGTGGGCTACAGTTAAGTTACACGAGACACTAGCCGTTATTGCGAAAGCAGAGGACGCAATGGAATACAACACAGGCTGGGGTGATTACACCATCATTGAAAAACCTAAGTGGTTATGAGCAAGTCAGCAAAACAAAAAGGTAGGCTTGGTCAGAATGAAATAAGGGACAAACTGCTGGAGACTTTTCCTGAGTTGGAACCAGATGATATTAAGGGGTGTGTTATGGGTGATACTGGCGAGGACATACAGCTATCGCCAGCAGCTAGAAAGATGTTACCACTATCAATAGAAGTAAAGAGAAGAAAGACAGGACTACAAACAGCATATAACTACATGGAACAAGCGTCCTCCCATAATAAGGGTGAGCCAGTTGTATGCTACAGATCAGATCGTAAACCTTGGCTGGTGATGGTAGGACTAGATCACTATGCCCAACTGTTAAGGAGTTGGAATGTCGATAAAAGTTTGGGGAATACTAGAGGGGCCAGTAAACATAAGCGAAGTAGACGAAGATGAAGAGGATCTTCCAGAGGATGTAGGTTGGTTTATGGTTTGTAAGGCAGAGATAGATGGGGAAATACAGCCTGTTAATTTTTGGTTTGAGACTATGGATCATGCCTATACTTGGCAAAAACATTTTGCTAAATCTATAGAGCCTCTAATTGTTGATGATGAATACAAGGAGCACATGACGTAAAGTCGTAATAAAGGATTGACTAATGCAGAAAAAGGAGTATAACTTAGGTTTTCCCTACGAGGTTACGCTGAATCTTATGGTAGATAAAACTGCAAACTTTCTGGAGGTATCTGGAGACAACTGTGATGTAATAAAAGACTTGATTAAGTCTGCATTATATGATATAGATGATGTTACAATAACAAAATGTGAGGTAATAAAACATGACTAAACTAACTATTGATGATGTAGAGTATGACACTTCTGATTTTTCAGAAGAACAAAACTCTTGGGTGATGGAGTTACAATACAACACCAACATCCAACAGCAATTAAATTATCAACTTAGCTCAGTAAAGACTAGGGGTGAGATAATAGTTAATCGTCTAAAAGGATCTCTTTCCAAGGAGGAAGATGGTGTTGAATCTTAAAGAGAAAGAAAACTGGGGGGTAGCTATGAACAATCACTTACCAACAGAGTATCAAGCCTTCATACATAAATCAAGGTATGCACGTTGGCTTGATAAAGAGGGGCGAAGAGAAGAATGGTCTGAGACAGTTGAGAGGTATATGGATAATGTCATCAGACCAGTAATAGGGGATGATAGTTATGTAAATCAGATACGTGATGCAATACTTAGCTTAGAGGTTATGCCTTCTATGAGAGCTATGATGACCGCAGGACCAGCTTTGAATCGTGATAACACTGCAGGTTACAACTGCAGTTATCTACCAGTAGATGACCCCAAATCTTTTGATGAGGCTATGTTCATCCTCTTGTGTGGTACTGGCGTTGGGTTCTCCGTTGAGAGACAGTTCATCAGCAAGCTCCCCGACATACCAGACCTCTTTAACAGCGAAACTACCATTGTCGTTAAGGACAGTAAAGAAGGTTGGGCAAAAGCGTTCAGACAATTAATAGCACTCCTATATAGTGGGGAGATACCTCAGTGGGATGTCTCCCAAGTTCGTCCTGCTGGGGCAAGACTCAAGACCTTTGGTGGCAGAGCCTCTGGACCTGGGCCACTTGTGGATCTATTTAACTTTACTATACATACGTTCAAAGATGCACAAGGTCACAAGCTATCTAGTATGCAGTGTCACGATATAATGTGTAAGATTGGTGAAGTTATTGTTATGGGTGGTGTACGTAGATCAGCAATGATTAGTTTATCTAATCTGTCTGATGACCGTATGCGTCACGCCAAGTCAGGTGCTTGGTGGGAGAATGATCCTCACAGAGCACTAGCTAATAACTCTGTAGCATATACAGAAAAACCAGATGCTATGTCTTTCATGCGTGAGTGGACTTCTCTGGTCGAATCAGGGAGTGGAGAACGTGGTATATTCAACCGTGAAGCAGCTAAAAAACAGGCTGCTAAATATGGTAGGCGTAATGCTGACTGGGATTTTGGGACTAATCCGTGTTCTGAAATCATACTTAGGCCGTATCAGTTCTGTAATCTTACGGAGGTTGTTGTTAGGTCTACAGATAACATTGACGATCTTGAGAGAAAGGTACGTATTGCAACAATTCTGGGAACAATTCAATCCACCTACACCAAGTTCCCATATCTGCGAAAAGTGTGGAAGCGTAACACAGAGGAAGAGCGACTGCTGGGTGTGTCACTCACAGGGATAATGGATAATAAACTACTAACAACAAGGAACCAAGGTCTTGATAAGACACTCAAACATTTACGTGAAGTTGCTGTTAATGCTAATGCTATGTGGGCTGATCGCTTGGATATTCCCCAGTCAACAGCTATCACCTGTGTCAAACCTAGTGGAACAGTCTCACAATTAGTTGACAGTGCCTCTGGGATACACCCACGTTATTCACGTTATTACATTAGAACCGTTAGAGGAGATAACAAAGACCCTCTTACCACCTTTATGAAAGATCAGGGTATCCCTAGTGAACCTGATATAATGAAGCCTGATGTAACAACCGTGTTTAGCTTTCCGATTAAAGCTCCTGATGGTGCTATAGTCACAGAAAATCTTACAGCTATTGAGCAACTAGAAACTTGGTTGGTATACCAAAGATACTGGTGTTGTCATAAGCCAAGTATCACCGTCAATGTAAAACCTGATGAATGGTTTGAGGTTGGTGCATTTGTACACAAACACTTTGATGAAATGTCTGGTGTATCTTTCTTACCATACAATGAACACACCTATCAACAGGCTCCATATCAGGACATAAATGCAACAGATTACAAAACTTTGTATGGTTGTATGCCAGAAACTATTGACTGGAGTAGACTTTCAGAGTATGAAGAAGAGGACACCACCAAGTCTAGTCAGACCCTAGCTTGTACTGGTGACGTTTGTGAAGTAGTGGACATAGGAGCCTAATAAATGAAACCTTACGTTAGACCGTTTCAAAAAAATGTGTATGATGAAGTTGATGCACCTTCTAAAAAAGCCTTAGTAAAGATCCTTGAATCAGATGGGCATGAGATTGTTTCATCACATGAAAACTATTATGCTGATATTGTATCTCAAAAAGATGGGGCTACATACTACCATGAAGTAGAACGAAAAGCACAGTGGGGAAAAGACTATCTAAAGAAAAAGAAATACAAAGTTACACCTGAAAGTGGTTGGCCTTTTTCTTGGAAAGAGCTTAGGATACCAGGTAGAAAGAAGAGACTTATAGAAAAGTATAAAGACGAAATAGAAAACCTTTCCTTCTATGTTTTTAACTTTGAGTATGACAAGGCATGGAAAGTTAAAGCTACACAGATGACAGATGACACTATGCGTAAACCAGACTTTGCTAGGGTGCATGAGTCTGAGACTTTTTACCATATACCCTACACTGAAGCAGAATTATTAGAGGTGTAATGTGTCACGTAAAACTGCAAGAGAAGTGTTTGAGGAGAAGACCAACAATAAGTTTGATACTGTCAATAGCCCACCCCATTATACTTTGAGAGATGGGGTGGAGTGTATCGACTACATTAAACAGGTCTTAACAAAAGAAGAGTTCAAAGGATATTGTCATGGTAATGTAATCAAGTATCAACACAGGCACGAGTACAAAGGTAATCCGATAGAAGATATGGAGAAAGCAAAATGGTATCTAGAAAAAATGATAGAAACAATGAAGGAACTAAGAAAATGACTCCATATGATCAGGGTAAAAGTGACTTTGGTGGTGGTAGGTTAAGTAATCCCTACCATCATCACTACAGTTTTAAAAGACACAGAGACTGGCAATTTGGTTTTAACCAAGCCTACTTTGATAACTTAAAAAAGGTGAAGCAACGTGAAAAAGTTGACGAAATTAGAGGCAGAAGCTAAGGCGTATCAGGAACTAAGTAGTAAGAAGCCAACGAGACAAGCTAATAATCTCAGTGTTCGTAGGTACTTTGCAGGACAGGCTATGGCTGCATTGATTATTAAGGCTCATGGTGGTGTACGTAAGGCTGACATAAAGAGAGAAGCATACGAGTGGGCTGACTACATGTTAGAGGATTAGTCTAGTCCAAGGTCTTGTCGTTGTCTAGTTTCGTTATCTATAGAGTTTTCTATAAAGTCTTCTACTAACATTAG